TATAAAGTGCTGTGTTACGTGACGCTCGACTGCTCGTCTAGCTTCATTCAAAGCCATTTCCATTTCTGAAAATCTTGAGTCTTCAAGCATACGTCGGGTAACACCTACTGCCAATCCCCACTCTTTGACTGAAATTCTTTCGTTTCTCAAGTCAGCGTGTTGATAGCTAGGAGTGTCTCCCTCTTCTATCTGTTCTAGCGCCATGCTAGGTTTTGCGAACGTAATATCTACGTCGCCGCCAGTATCTGTAGTAAATCGCTCTGCGAACAAAGAGATTACAGGCATATCCGTAACTTTGTAGTCTTGGATTGCGTCTTTGTAATCTATAAGTACACGATTTGCTGTTGCTGACAAGTTGCTGGACATTAATCCTTCTTTTGCTGTAACCATAATAATCACCTACTTAATTAAGTAACACCTTCGTGTAACCTGATTCTGTTGCTCCGCCTATTTCTAGTGCGATTGCTAGAACCTCATCAGTTGCTACGTTGGTTACGGCTAGACCGTCTCCATCGTGTGATAGCATATCACCGACTGCGATGCTTCCTGTACTTTTTACAAAGCACTGTAAGCCGCTACCGGTTATTACTGATGCGGGTTCTCCACTTACTGCGTCAACAAATAAAACACCTAGTGCTCTACTGTTGACAGGAGTTGGGTCAAGAGTTGATGCGGTTACTGTTCCATCCGTATGCAATCCGACAAAAGTCCCTGCGTCTATGTTGGCAGCTGCATTTCCCAGCTTCATTATTCTAGCTGGTGCGCCACCGTCGTTAACTAATATATTTACCATATTTAATTACCTATTTCCTTTTTTCCTGTAAAAACAATACGTCCGTTTTCCATCGCAAACATGCGTGGGGTTTCTTCTGCATCGGTTTCTACTGGTTGTTCAGTATCTTCATGGGCCTTTCCTTTACCAAATGTGCGTTCTGCCTCTTCTGGTACTGGCATAGACTCCATAGCGATACTAAATCCTTCTAGCTTAACTTCATCCCAACTTGTGAGTTCCGAAACACGTGCTTCTTTAGATTCATCGTTGATGTTTCCAAGAAGTGCCTCTTTTTCTACAATAGTACTTACGAAGTGTTCTCTGCGTGCAACAGATTCTGCTGTTGCGCGTTCTTCAGATTCTTCTTCGAATTTTGCTACTATAGCGAGTGCTTCTTCGTGTTTGGCGTTCAATTCGTCGTATGAAGTCTTCATCTCTGTGAGTTGGTCTTTCATAGCTGCGAACTCTCGCTCTACTATTCCTGACTCTCCAGAGGACTTTTCTACTATTTCTTCTGCCATAGTTTCCTCGCTGTGTGTCCCGTGTGTTTCACAGGTACACGAATCTGTATGACCACCACAGTCACAGTCAGATTCATCTTTCGATTCTTCACCGAATTCACGGTGTTCATCGCATTTCTTTCCGTCTTCAATTGTACATGCGTCACAAACAGGTGTACGCGTCTCATTATCAATGAAACTCACCTCAATTGGGCGTATGTCTGTAGCGAACGGCTCTCCCATGACGTCTATATCCTTGGAGAACCAATCAATACTAACATGCGTCATCTCACCGTTTTCTATTTTTTCCAACACTTCACTTGCTTTCGCTGCATCCTTATGGATACGTGCGAGCATCTTAATAGCCTTCTTACCATCATCCATTTCGACTAGCTCTGGGTTGATAGCCGTTCCGAGTAAATCGTCGCTAGTCCTCTGATGATTATAATAAACTGGAAGCTCACTAAAAGCATTTAAATTTTTCCCAAGGATGGAAGGTTCTATAAAAACCCTTTGGTCTCCATCCTCATCGTGGGGCCCCGAAGTAATTGCAATAACTGGGTATTCGATATAATCGTCACTGGTCACTGCCTCTCCTAGTTCCAACGCAAAAGAGCGTTGTGTACCGTTATGGTCCCCGGCAAAAGAACGAATACTTCTGTCATCAGAAAATACTCCTTCATCTACCCTCATGCGACATAAGTTTGCCGCAGTCTCTTCGTAGTTCTCTACACCGCGTTTTTTGAGCGATGGAGCTACTTCTATCAAGCATCGCTCGTATACATAGTTATCGCTCATTTTTCTCTGTCCCCCGTTGCATTCGCAGCTGGTTCATTTCCAGCACGGTTTTCAGTCCTTTTAGACTCTTCTTTCTTATCTTGGTCCTTACCACCTGATATGTTTGCATTTTCTGCTGTTTCCATTTGTTCTACTATACCATCGGGGTTTAGTCCACGTTCCATCCTTACTTCCTGAGGCGAAAGAACGCCCTCTGAAAGATATATCATGTCTGTTTTAGCTTTCAAGAAAGCATCATCGACATTCAATTGACGGAATTTAAATTTAGCTTCTCCAGATTCTACCTGCGGCATAAGCTGCTGGTTGATAGATGCTTCTATCTGACTCTGAAGGTGTCTAACGTAAGGTTCGAATATAGGGCGTGCCTTTTCTGGGTCATCCCACATCGTAACTGGCACTTTTAATGCCATGTGTATTTTCTTTAATAAATCATCTGTGTATTTACCATACTCAAATGCTCTTTGCGTTCCTTGTAATTCTTTAACTTCTATATCATTACCATGAATTATATCTTCACCGGGTTCTAATCCGTTGAACGCTGATACAATTTCATTAATCTTGTCAGGACCATAAGGCATATCGGGAAGTCCAGCACTAATATCAAACCTACTACTAGCGGCATAATCTTTAAGGTCAACCAGATAGAGAATTGGATGAATGTCACTAAGGCCGTAAGCGTAATCATCAAATGGATTGTTTTTGAATTCGATAATTTCATTTTCTTCAAACCTCACTGAGTCTTCGTCTGCGCCGACGTCTTGATAATAATACATGATTTGGCCACTTGGGTCTCTTTGGACATACATGTTTTGAGATGACCTTAGAACTAAGTTGTCTCCAGTCCATTCTAAATAAGATGTACCGAATATTCTACCGTTCCTTAACCAACTATATAGGAGTGTCTCCATATTTATGTCGTCAAAGAGCTTCGTGATAGCCATTCTTTCTGTGTCATCATCGGTCACAATGTCATATCCATCTTTTGATGCATATAGACAAGGTAGGTCTATTAGGGTTCTCACTATGGGGTCTGATAAATAAACGTTCATGTAGGTACGATAATCACCTACTTGCGGTTCCTTGCGTCCCCCATTCCTCCCAAAGGAAGTATTATCCTGTAGCTGCAACCTTCTAATAACTCCAGAGCCGTAGCTTCTGGGGTCATCCTTCGAGAAGGGTGGGTCTTGCCCAACGGTTGCGAAACTCCGCCTTTTAAAAGGCCAATAATCACTCAGAGCCATAGCTATCTTATACCTTTAGTAGCAGCTAGTATATAAAGCTTTCGCTAAATTCCGCCCGGAGGGTGCTTTTTTAAGGAAGTTCTTGCCGTACTTTTACTAAATAACGGAAATCACGTTGTGGGCGCGCAGGGGTATTTAAAGTTACCGATGAAAACGAAGATTCTGGGGGTAACATACCTAAAGCAGCGTGTATAGCAATAACTGTGCTATCACAATAATCATCATGCTTTCCGTCTGGTGCTGATATCTTTTCTGTCTTTTGGGTAGTATCCATTACATATTCTAAGGCAATATGTTCTTTTATCCATTTATTAACTAGTTTAGCTTCGTTAGCCGGTAACCCCGCAGGGTCGGGTATTTTAACTAAACCTTGTTGTAAATAAGATACCATGTCTCTATATACTTGTGTCTTGGTCCCTTTAGGACCGCCCGTAAATATAAACGGGGTAAAATGTATTTGTGGTTTATTTTGTATACATGCAACTCTCATTTCTTGTTCAATCGCGCCACCAATACCCGTAGCATCAATAATAAGCCTACTAGCGCCAAAGTCTCTACAATTAGCAAGTATACGACTACGTTGGTACGGAATATCGTGTCCTCCAGACTTTGGGCTAATCTCTTCAATGTTGACAAGGCGGGCAATATTACCGTCAGCGGACTTTTCGGTACTCCAAACACTAATAACAGTGCTATTAACGGATTTACCAATATCCACGCCCACACAACAGTTATGAACTTTTGTTCCACGCTCGACAAAGGAATAGGCTTCTCTACAGGCTTTAATATGGTCGGGATTGAAGATTTGTGAGACCGATTCGATGAACTCGCACTCATATTCTGTCCTCCAATATATTGATTCTTCTCCCCATTCCATCATTTTCGTTAACATATCATTTTCTGTATATGGGGCAGAGTAAGCTCTTCCCGCTTTTACAGCGTCTCTCCAAGTAAACACTAATTGCTCAAAACTTTCTGTATACGCCTCATCATAAAGATAGCGATACATGTGGTTCACTTTACTCTTAGGTGTGCCTAAGTTAATAAAGGGAGCTCTATTCGATACAATACATGGCTCTACATTATCTATAAAAAGTTTATCATCTATAAGTGGACTCTCATCTACTACTAAGAAAGTAGGATGTTGACCTCTAATAGCTTGACCTTGATTTGAAGCTGCGATAGGAGCTCTACGAAGAACAGTACCACCCTTCATTGTGATATTAGGTTTGTTGTGATGTCTGAAATGGTCAATTAAGCCCATTAAAAAATCATTGTCTGCAAAATGCCTATAACAATAGTTAAAGATAAGTGAAGCTTGGTCCTCAGATGGAGCTAATACAAATACTAAGTCTCTAAACCGTTTAAAAAACATATAGATTACTACGGCTACCGAGAGAGCATAGGATTTACCTGAGCCTCGTGGAGCCAATATAGCAAGTTTACGATGTTGACTTTCATCCATATTAGGATATGTTAAACATTTTACTACTATTGTTTCCTGTAGTGGTCTTAACTTTAAAGGTCTTCGGTGTTGGTCAATTAAATAAGATTCACAAAAGGCCCTAATAAGTAAGGTCATTTTCTTTTCGTCTGTTCTACACTTTTCGAACACTGCCTCTAAAGCTCTAGAGTCGTGTGCTAATTTTCCACTAATCGCTGCGTTCAGTTTCTTCTGTTCGTTCGTCACCGGGGTCGTCATCCATATCTCCTAAAAATGCCATAAAGTTCTCTGTGTTCTGTTCAGTTACAGTAGGTACTTCAATATTAAGAGCACGGAACTCAGTATGAATATCCCTAACGATAGAGTTCCTCTGTCGCAAGAGCTCTGTTCGTAAGTTAACATCCCGAATAGATACAGTAACTTCTTTCCAAAGCACGTCTTCAAGCCACAAATTTCGTGCCAGCAAGCGGACAAGCTCTCTATGCCGCGCATATTCAGCTTCTCCTACTCGCTCACGTAATCGCTTCTCATATTCTTCGACCTTCACAGTTTTTTAGACATATCGCGAATCTCAGCTATAAGCTGTTTCTCGACATTCTTTGCTGTGTGGTCTACTTCCGCTAATATAGCTTTTTCTAGAATTGCTGCTTGAATCTTAGCTTTTTGAGTTGCATCCAATTTGGCTTTCATAGCCTTTGTGAGGTACTTCTCGTAAAGCGCTTCCATTTCGTCCTTATGCTTTCGCATGAGTTTAGTATACAACTTCCTGACTTGAAGTCTGAAAGCTGGAACTTTTAACCATGCAACTGCACAAGCGATTGCTGCTGCGGCTAGTACTCCACCTACTACAACCAAGTTGTCCATAAGTAAGTCTAGCATACCAGAGTCACTATCTAATAGCTCTCCTGTCATATTGCTTGTTTCATTTGTTGTTGTATTGTTCGTCATATTATACACCTATTACTAATAACACGCACCCCTATATAAAGCTTTCGTTGTTGTGGCCCCAAGAGACGCTACTGCGTAAGGTCCTGTGGGTTCGTGGTCTGTTAGGAGCCACGTATACCTATAAAGGGCCTACCTATATAAAGCTTGCGCTAATCTTCGTGGTTATGGTCATCCTCATTACGGAATGTACCCTTTCTTGTTTGTTCTATTTGACTATTCTGTTGCGCAGTCCATAATTCCAAAACCTTATATATGATAACTAGTGCAGGTGAACCTATAATCAGCAAAACTGATTTATAAGATTCTATATCTTCTACTATCTCTGGATGGCGAAAGGCCATCGTTACCAAGAATACAGATAAACCTACCCAAGCCATTACAACTGGGGCTGCTACTATTACCATCATAAAGTTCGCAAAATTACCATCTGGACTTATCGCGTTTTCTTTATCATTACTCATCTTCTCCTCCTTCTACTCTTATCTTTGGTATATCAAACTGTTGTTGAAATACATAATCCTCTAATTCTTCGTCCCATACAAGTAATGCTACCCACATGGACCATTCTCCTTCTGTATTATTAAGTTCCTCGAAAGTAAAATTTAACCAATGTTCATCCCAATTCATACCATCAACAGATAGTGTTATATCTTTCCAAGCATATTGTGCCTCTCCCTCTGTATCTTCAGGGACTAGGTACCATACGTCTACATAAAGTAATACAGACGTACTAT